TCCGTGATCTTCTCGGCGGTGAGCTCGACGGCGCGCTCCAGCGCCGAGGGGGACAGGTCTATCGCCTGCCACTCGCGCTCCAGCGCTCGATGCACCTGCCGGAGGACCTCGACGTCCTGGACTCCGTAGGCGCGGAACTCATCCCAGCGCTCGGGGTCGTCACTCGGCATGCGGCGCCCGCCGCGGAACGTCTTGGTTGCCGGCTGCGGCTTGGCGAAGCGGTTGATAAGCAGCGTCCCGGCGGTGTCCTTGTCGTCGCACTTCAGCGCCTTGGCAAGGCTCTTCAGCGAGCCGGGCAGGCCGAGGAGGTAGGCCCAGTGCATGGTGTCAATCCACTCAGCGGGGTCGAGGTACTCGCCCGTGGCGCGGCCGTGGGTGTACGCGCTGACCTGGATTCGGTCAAAGGCGGCGTTGTGGGCGACCTTGGTGACCCGGGGGTTTCGGATGAGGGTGATGAACTCCTTCCACAGCGCCGGGTCGTGGCCCTCAGTGGTGGGGCCCTCGGTGATCTTCACTGGCTCGTCGTCGAGCGCCCACATGGCGAGGGTGATGCAGGCTTCCGGGCTCTCGGCGTACCGGTGCGCGCCGGCCGAGATGTCGATGTCGGAGTAGGTCTCGGTGTCAAGGTAAAGGGTTGGCATGGCTACAGAATATGACGAAGCCCCCGGTGTCCGCAAGTTCTGCGGCCCGGGGGCTTCGTCACTCACTCATCCCCTAGTCTCTTCAGCTCCCTGTCGATGTACCACCTCGCTTTCTTCAGGTCCTCGATGAGCTTCATTGCGTCCTTGCGCCCTGCTCGGGCGATGTACTTGACCGCGTTCCCGCGGTTGAAGTTCAGGTTCTCCGTGATGTCGATGACCTCGGCGCCGTTGGACCATCCCTCGGCGTAGTGGCTGGGGTGGTTCACCGAGTCACGTGCGTCTCGGCCCATCGTCTTGCTCCTTCTGTTGTGTCGATCGTGGTGACTGGGTGGCCCATGGCCTCGAGGTGTCGGTGGACCATGCGCTGCGACTCCCTCGGCTGCTCGCCGGGGGCCTTGAGCTCGACCAGCCTCATCTCCCCGTTCGGCAGGAGGATCAACCGATCAGGCAGCCCCCGCATCGTGGGGGCCAGCTTGATAGCGAGCCCCCCGCGGGCGCTGACCGCCGCGACCAGCGCCCGCTCGACGGGAGTCTCGGGTCTCACATCAGGCCTGCGAGGGGGTCCTCGTCAGCGGCGGGCTGACTGGCGGACGGCTGGGCGGGGCCGAACAGGCTTTCGGCCGAGGCGGCTCCTCCGCCGAAGCGCTCCCCACCACCGAGAATCTGGACCATCTGGAGCCCGAAGGAGACTCCCTTGGTCCCGTCCACCTCGTAGGCGAAGGCGCGGACCGCGACGCGGGCCTTCTGACCTCCGTAGACCTCCTCGGCGATCCGCTCGTCCGAGTAGGGGAGGAGGTCGGTGCCCACGATGGGCACTCGGCGGACCGAGGAGGCGTTGAAGGTGATGTGGCCGGCCTGCTCCTCGTAGTCACTGTTGTCGCCGTCCTTCAGCGGGGTGCGCAGGCTCTTCGGGACCTTGGTGCCCCATTTCTCGGCGGCGGCCTCGCGGACGGCGGCCTTCAGCGCCTCGATGGTGGCCGTGTCGCTCTTGGGGACCATGACGGCCGTGGACACCTTCGGCTTGCTGTTGCCGTTGCGGGCCTCCAGCTCAGCCAGGTGGGGCCAGGACAGGGTTGCGGGGCCGGTGGTGACGTTGACGCTCATGTGTTGCGTTCCTCTCAGGTTGTGTTGGGCGGTTCAGCGGCGGCGGGCGAACTTGCCCGCCCAGCGCATCGCTGTCTGCGTGGTTACCCCGACCTCACGAGCGATCATGGGCCACGGGAGGCCCAGCTTGTGGAGCCGGTTGAGCGCCCGACGGCGCTCGGTGGTGAAGCGGGAAAGGCTCGCCTCCTGCTTCTCGATCAGGTTGCGGAGGTTGTCCACCTCCTTGCGGATGTCGTTGTCCATGGCTCAAATATATGCGGCGTCATCCGAATCGGTCAAGTTGGGGCCCCCGTGTTCCTCATCACTCAAGCCAAGCGTGGTGAACACCGTCCGCTGGATGTCGGCCTTACGCCCCAGCGCGTCCCAGATGGCCGAGGCGATGGAGGGTTCCCCTCGGCCGTACACCGGAACGTTGAACTGGCAGGACACTCGCTCGGCTGTCTGCCCTGGGCGGGCGAGCCGGGCGTTAGCCTGCTCCCACAGCTCCAGCGACCACGGCAGGCAAGACCACACCAGCGACTCACCCCCGAACTGGAGGTTGAGCCCGTGGCCCGCCGACGCCGGGTGTGCGATCAGCACATCGAGGTTGCCGGCGTTGAACGCTGCGCGGTCCTCGGCGCGCTTCGCCGTGCCGATGCGCATCTCCCGCAGCTGCGCCCGCAGGTACGGCTCCTCGTGCCTGAACCACGTCATCACCAAGACTCCCCGGCCCGTCACCTTGCGTCGAGCGCGCACCGAGGAGGCCGCGTAGTCGAGCGCCGGCCTGATTCGGTCAACCTGTACCAGCTCCGGATCGGCATCGGGGTCGAGCGGCGGCCGGTACCAGATCGCACCTGTGGTCAGCTGGTGCATCAGGTTCGCCACTGCCCCTGGCCCAGACGTGTAGACCTCGCGCCCGTCGGGGAGCGTAGTCACGCCGTCGGCGAGGAGCTCCTTGCTCATGCGCACAGCCTCCTTCCCCATGATCGGGGTGAGCGACTGGTACCCCACCTCCGGCAGCACAAGCTCCTCGCCGGCCTCGGCGTACCGCATCACGTCGGCGGCCTTGCGGATGAGTCGCTTCATCGCACCGGGGCGGGGCTCGCGGCCGACACGGGCGCCGGTCGGGAGCATCCGCCCCTCGGTGAGGTACTCATCCCGAGCGCGAGTTACCGTCTTGCCGAGGCGCTCTCCGCCGTCGAGCATCCGCACCAGCGACCACACCCCGACGGGGTCGTGGCCGGGAGTGCCAGTCAGCAGCCACAGGCGGTCGGCCCGGGATGCGAGCTCGCGCAGCGCTCGGGCACGCTGAGACTCCCCCCGGCTCGCCGAGGGAGTCGCGTACTGACTGGCCTCATCGACCACCACCGTGCGCCACACCGTGTCGCTGAGCACGGCGTCCCGGATCGAGGCGCTGGAGAGCACCACGGCGTCGGCCAGCGTGTCAGCCAGGGCGGCGCGGCGCTTCGCCGCTGGCGTGCGCGGCGCGGCCTCTACGACGAGCGGGATGCTGCGCCGCTCGGCCTCCTCAGACCACGTGGACTCACTGACCGTCGGGGGTGCCAGGACGAGGGCCGGGAAGGCGCTGGCGGGCAGGTCGGCCAGCGCCCGCAGCGTCGTCCACGTCTTTCCGGTACCCATGCCCGCGATGAGGAGGCCCCTCGGGTGGCTGACGAGCCATTCTCGAGAGGCCTCCTGCTCCGGCGTGAGTGCCGCTGTCACAGCGGGAGCCCCCTCCGCACGAGGCACGCGACCATGCCGAGGTTCAACACGTCATCGCCGTCGGGCAGCCCGTCGGTGCGGTGGGCGAAGTCGTCGAGGCACAGCAGCAGCTCATCGGCGCCGGCCGTCTCGTTGGCCGCGCAGCACTCGTGGGCGACGTGGGCCGGCTCGCCCTGTGCCCCGATCGGGTCTCCGAGGCTGCGGTCGATCTCGCGGCACAGCACGAGGGCCGACTCGCAGACCGATGCGACGCGCTCGGCGCTCGCCGGAGCCGCGCCCTGGTCGAGGGCGAAGTGCAGCGAGGACGTCAGCGCCCGTGCCTTCTGCGCCGCGCGCATGTGACCGTAGGGGATGTTGCTCAGCTCAGCGGACGACGCCCGCTGAACCATCTCAAATGTTGGGTTGCTCATGTGCCCAAGCATAGAATCGGCTCCCCGCCTTGTCAAGCAGGGAGCCGATTCGGTTCCTATCGGGTCAGTGGTTGCGTCGGTTGCGGATGAGGAGTCCTGCTCCGATCAGGGCTCCGGCCGCGATCAGGGCGCCGCCGGCCGCGATTCCCGTGTGGGCGAGCTCGGGCTCGACCGAGGGGGTCGGGGTG